CGCCTGTTGGCCCCACTGGCAACCTGCGCAGGGCCGTGAATTACAAGGTGAAGACCTACCCCCGCAACGGCGGCGCTGTGGGCCTCATTGGCTACAACCGATCCGGCAAGGGCGAAGCCCAAGAGATCACGGCGGGCGGCGTGCAGCTGGGGCCAGACCGGGCCTTCCACCAGTGGTGGCTGGAGTTCGGGACGAAGCGCCGCGTGGTCAGGAAGGTGGCCAACAAGCCCTACACCCGCACCAGCAAGCTCGGGAAGGTTCACCAGGTCAGCGGGCAGAACTCGGTGATCGCGTCGAGCCAGGCCAGCTACGGCCCGTTCCGAATCTTCAAGCGGCAGGACGGCGGCCTCGCTACAGATCCGCAGTATCCCAAGGCCTTCTTTAAGAAGGCGAAGAAGGGGCAGGAGTTGGTGATCGACCCCAGCCCGCGTGGCGGCATCGACGGACAGCCGCCGGTCAAGACGGCGTGGGAGCAGTCGCAGAGCAAGGTCGCCTTCATCCTCCAGCAGGAACTTCGGATTTCGCTTGAGCGGGCCTTGTCGTCGCTGAACTACAGCGGCACGGGCACGGTGAGCGGCACGCCGTAACTGCAAGCAGAGGCGGGCTCGCTGGCACGATGGGGGCATGTCGTTCAAATCCCCCGAGGCTGTGGCCCGATCTGCCCTGGTGGCTAATGCCGCCGTGGCGGCCTTGATTGGCAACCGCGTCTTCCCGGTGCTGGCCCCAGCGTCAGCGGCCCTGCCGTTTGCCACCTATCGCCGGTCGGGCGTCATTCGAGCGCACACGCTATCCGGCCCGATGGGCGTGCCCACGGTGAACATGACGCTCGACATCTATGCCGAGACCTATGAGGCCGTGCGAGACCTTGCTGACAAGTGCCGCAAGGTTCTGGATGGGTACGGGGCCACCATGAACAATGTGGAAGTGAAGAACGTCAGTCTCCAAAACGAGGCGGACGGATTCGTCCAGTTGGCCGGTGGCGACCTTCCGCCGGTTTATTCCGTTTCACAAACCTACGCAATCCTCTGGCAGGAGACTTAGCAGATGTCCGCAACGCCGCATGATGGATCGGGCACCACGTTCTCGTTCGCTGGTGTCGGCTATACCGTCACCAACATCGTCGTCAGCAACACGGATCCGTCCGCCGAAGACACCATTGACGTGTCGCACCTGGGCCTCACCACCGGCAATGCCATCCGCACCATCCAGCGCCCGCTCCAAGGCTCGGCGACCGACACGGGCCGAGAGGTTGTTGTGGACTACCTCGGCACGAGCATCATCGCTGATGCCAGCACCGGCACACTGGTGCTGACGGTTGGCGGCAGTGCCTTGATTAGCAAGGCGGCCACGGTGTCGTCCTCGACGCTGACGCTTGCGACGAATGATGCCGTCCGTGGTCAGGTCACGTTCCGGGTTGCCCGCTAGTCCGTGACGGAGGCCCGTCATGGCAAACGTATGCACGGGCGTCACGGCTTCGTGGAACGGCCAGCCGTTCGGCGAGGTCGTCGAAATCAAGGTCAACGCGGGCGGCAGCGGCCTGCCGCTCGCGCGGGCCAGCACGTGGACGTTTGACGCAGGCACTATAGATATTTCGTGCCTGAGCGACGACAAGCTCTCCCCAAACGACTACGGCAGGAAGGCCACGCTCGCCATCGCTGGTGGCGGGTTGACCTTCTCGACCAAGGCCGTCTGCGAGCGGGTGCAACTCTCAGGCAAAGTCAACGACATCGCGCGTTATGCGATGACGTTCAAAATCACGCCTGAATGAGGAACACGCGCATGGCACTGACGGCAGAACAGATCCTGGCAGCGGACGACCTGGGCCTTCTGAAGGTCAAGGTGAAGGAGTGGGGCGGAGACGTTTACGTTCGCGTGATGAGCGTGGGCGAGCGCGACGCCTACGAGCGGCTCTGGATCGGCAAGCGCGAGACGGGCGTGGAGAACTTCCGCACCGAGTACCTCGCTCGCGTCCTGTGCAACGAGAAGGGCGAATTGCTCTTTACTCGTGAGCAGCTCGCGGCGCTGGCCAACAAGAGCGGCGCGGTGATGGGCCGCCTGTTCGACTCCGCTCTGAAGCACAACAACATGACGGAGGCCGATGTAGAAGAACTGGGAAAAGGCTGAACGTCTCGCCGACGCGGCGGTTTCTCTTCGCGTTGGCGGGGCACCTCGGCATGACCGTGAAGGAGTTGTCCGCTCGGATGGACTCGCAGGAGTTGGCCGAGTGGATGGCTTACACGCGGTATTTCCAAGCGTTGCCAGATCCGTGGCGGCAGACGGGGCTTGAGGTAAGCGCGATGCTTGCCCCCTATTCCGCCAAGGGAAAGGCACCGCAGGCCAGCGACTTCAACCCAATCGAGAAGCCTCCGCAGCACGAGCAGCAGATGGTGGATCAGATCAAGCAATTGCAGCACTTATTCGGCGGCGGGTGATTTATGGCAAACATTCTCGGGCTCGCGATGAAGGTGACGGCGGACGCCTCAAGCGTCCCGAAGTCGCTCACGCAGGCCGAGCGTGCGCTGAACAGTTTGCAGGCGCAGGTTGAAAAGGCCACTAAGGTTTTCGCTCCGTTCACGGAGAGCTCGGCCGGTGCTGCCCGCGCCCAGGAGCAGTTTGCCGAGCGGTTCGCCCGGCTGGCGGATCAGTTGCAATCGAAGGCAGTCGGGCCGGAGGAGTACGCGGCGGCGTTTGCCCAACTGACCGAGGAAGCACAGCAGGCCGCCGACGCCTTTGAGCGGGGCATTGAACTTACGCAGCGGTACGCGACTGCCGAGGAAGATCGTGCCGCCCAGCTGCGGGAGATTGCCGACCTCGTTGAAAAGGGTGCCATCTCCGAGCAGACCGCCGCGAGGGCGAGGGCCGACTTGAGCGGCGACGCCGCCAGGTTAGCCGAAGAAGAACGGGCGATTGCTGCCGCACGGGCCGACGCCGCGAAAGTCACGGCGGCAAACATGGCTCCGATGGAGGTGTACGACCAAGAGGTGCAGCGGTTGACCGCCCACCTTGCCGCGGGCCGCATCAACCAAGAGACGTTTGACCGTGCCGTCGCCAAAGCGACGCAGACCTTCACGAAGGCCGAGTCGGCAGCGAAGGGCTACGACAAAACGGTTGGCGACGTGGGCTTGAAGTTCAACGAACTTTCGGGCGTACTGTCCGCGATCCCCGGCCCCATTGGCAACTTCGCCGGTCGCCTCTCTGGCCTTGCCAGTGCCAGCGAAGGATTGACTCGCGTATTTGCGGGTGGGCTGACGCCGGGCCTTGCCAGTATCGGCACGTCGCTCGCCAGCGTTGTGAACCCGGCTGCGCTCGCGGCGGCTGGGATCGCCGGTATCGGCGCAGCGGCGGCGGGCGTGGTCAGCGGCTTGTCGTCGCTGGAAGCCGAAACGGAGCGACTGCAAAACGCCGCCGACAAGCTCGGCGTGTCGTTCGACTTCATGCAGACGTTGCAGAAGGCGGCCGAAATGTCGGGCGTGTCGTTCGATGCGGTCAACGGCGCGATGACGCGACTGCTCAAGACGCTTGCCGGTGCCGACGAGGAGAGCAAGCAGGCCACCGCAGCCCTCGGTCGTTTGGGCGTGAGCCTTGGCGACCTTGAAGGGCTGGACAGCGAGCAACAACTAAAACTCATAGGTGAGCGGCTGAAAGCCATCGAAGCCCCCGCCAAGCGTGCCGCTGCCGCCACGGCGCTCTTCGGCAAGAGCGGAGCAGAGTTGCTCCCGTTCTTCAGTAATCTTGGCACCGCCGAGCAAACGCTCAACCGATTCAACGCGCGCCTGTCCGAGATCGACGTGGGCCGCGTGCTGGCGTTGGGCGATTCGTTTGACGCGGTGAAGGCGTCGCTGTCTGGCGTGGGCAACGAACTGCTGACGCCGTTCATCGGGGTCACGCAAAGCCTGGGCGACGGGCTGGCGTCGGCTATCGCCACGTTCGGCCGCAACATTGGGGCGGTGTTGGACATCTTCTCGCCGCTGACCAGTGCTATCGGGCTGGCGGGCAACGTGCTTTTGCAGTTTGGTTCGACAATCGGAAACCTTATTGGCACGGTGCTGGAGCCGTTCGCCGCTCAAGGCCGACTGATTAGCGGCGTCATTGACGCGCTGAGCCAAGCGGTCACGGCGGTCGCGGGCCGCGTCAACGACGCGATCATTGGCTTCCGTGAGTTCTTCAAGTTTGAAGGCGTCGCCGGTTCGTTCCGCGACACGTTCGCCCAGATTGGCGAAGTGGTGTCGCGGGTCGCCGCCATTGCCGAGGCGGCGCTTGCCAGACTCGGCAGCATTATCGGCAACACGCTTGGCCGCGCCGCCACAGTTGTCAGCGAGGCAGTGAGCCAGTTCCTTGAGTTCACTGGGCTGGGCAGCGTCATCAGCGGTTTTGCCGAGGCGGTGAGCGAGGCGTTCAGTGGCCTGTGGGATGCGATCAAGTTCGTTGTCGGCCAAGTTGGCGGCTTCATTGAGCAAGTCCTCCAGTTCGCGGAGGAATGGCTGGGCGTTGTCCCTGAAATCGAAAAGCCGGTTGAGGTGGTCGTCGATAGCGGGGCAATCAAAGAACTGATTGCCGAGAGCAAGACATTCCAGAAGACGCTCGAAGACATCACGAAGGGCGTCAGCGAAGCCATCAATGAGTCGGCGAAGTTTGGGCAGGCTGGATTTGACGCCGCTCTCAAATACGAGACGGCGGTGGACAGCCTCAAGGCCAAGCTCGACGCCGGGCTATTCAACGAGGAGACTTTTAAGCGTGAGGCCGAGAAGGCGGGGACCGCGTTTAAGGCTGAGCTCGCTCGCCTAGAGGAAGACGCAAAGCTCGACATTCAGATCAAAGAGGACGCTCAGAAGACGCTTAGCGAAGTTAGCAAGAGCATTGACAACGCAATTCGCGGTGCCAAGCAATTCGGGGACGCCGGGTTTGACGCTGCCTTGCGGTATCAGAAGAAACTCCAAGACCTCGGCAAGCAGTTTGAAGACGGGCGCATAAATCAAACAACGCTTACGCTGGAGATTGAGAAAGCCACGCAGGCATATGATCGCCAAGTTGAGCTAGTTAAGCTAATCAACCGCGAACTGTTCTCAACTACGGAAACAGAAAAAGAGATTCAGTTTGTGCTCTCTGCGCGCGCGCAGATTGAGCAAGACATCGCGACTGCCAGAAAGAACAACGACCGCGCCGCCGCTGAGAGTTCGCAGGCGAGACTAGACGAACTTAACAAACTGTTTGCCAAACTGGATGACCAGCAGCAGGCCATCGACCAGGGGTTCAGTGAAGGATTTGACAAAGCGTTCGCCCAACAGTCGCGGGCGCTCAACGACGCGCTGCAGCGAACGCGAGATCTAGGGAGCGCCGGGGTTCGGGCGGCGCAAGTCCTTGCTGACGGATACGCAAAGGCGCAACAAAAAGCCAAGGACGGCATCTTCAACAGGGAGGCGTTTGAGAATGACATTCGCCGCGTTCAGCTTGTTTTCGACGAACAGGTGAAACGGCTTGAGGAACTTAAGGCCCGGCAGGACGCAGCGAGGCGGGATAACTTTCAGGCACAGATCGCGGCGAACGATCGCGTCAACCAACTTTTGCAGCAGCAACTGGGTGCGCGGACTAAAGCCGAGATTGAGGCCGCTGATGCGGTGGCAAGGCGACGGCAGCAGGCCTTGGAGAATGTCGCCGCCCTGCAGGACAGGATCGCAGTTGCCGAGCGCTCGGTAGCGGCAGCCCGGGACCAGAAGGACTTCAAGGCGGCCCGCGAGCGAAAAGCGGAACTGGACCTTCTCAAGCGAACGCAGATAGCCGAGCAGCGCATTGCTGACGGCCGCACGCAGGCCAACCGCCAGCAGGCCCAGCAATTGCAGCAGGGCAGCAGCGCCGCCCAGCAGTTCCAATCGCTCGTCGCCCGCCAGAACGACGCCTTCCTGCAAGGCTTCCAAAACGCCTACGCCGGGGCCAACAACGCCTTAGCCCAAGGTGCCCGCGTCGCCGAGGAGCAGGCCCGCCGTATGGAGGCGCTGACGCGGCCCACGAACGCCACCGTGAACGTCGCCGACATTCGCACGGCCGAGGGGCAGGCGCTCGTGCAGGACGTGGCCGCCCAGGCCCAAGACCCGGCGCTCATCGAGGCCCGGCTCCAGACGCGGCTGCTTAACGCCATCGCATCGGGCATCACGGGTGCCTCGGCCAACTACTTCAACCAGCCCGTGGCAATTGTCGGCGCGGCGAGAATGGGGTGAACATGAGCGTTGTTTCGACCAAAGAACTGGCGCAGACGTTTGAGCGCGAGGTG